ATTAATACCTGGTGGCTATGTACAAAGTAGTACTGGTGGTACAGATAATAATGCGCTTATAGAGTTTAGTGACAGTTTTAATTTGTATGAGTGGGTTGGAGGCGCAGCGTAATGGAGAATATACCAGCAGTTGCTAATGGCGCTACACAAATTAATAGCGCAGAGTTTGTAAAACTTACACTATACAATGATTATAGCAACATAGCAAATACAAGCACATATACTTTTAGCAGCGCCTATAGTAATGTCACTATTGATGGCACAGTATATTTACCAATGGGCGGCTTGTTAAGCGTGGGCCCACAAACACGTAATTTGCGTGTTACAGAAGGTGATACTACAATAGGCTTAAGTGGTATAAGTGGTAATAATATACAATTTGTATTAGCAAGCGAAGGTAAAATACGTGGTAGTTTGGTAGAAGTCAAACGTGGCTTCTTTAATACTAATGGTGTTTATGCCAATAGTTATACACGCTTTACAGGTATTATTACAAACTATAGCATTAGCGAAGACCGTGAAGGTAAAGAAGATAATTTTACAGTAGTTGTAGGCGCAAGTAGTTATAAAACAGTTTTACAAAACAGAATAGCGGGAAGAAAAACTAACAAGGAAAGTTGGCGCTATTTTAACAGCAACGATGCTAGCATGGATAATGTTTATAGTATAAGTGGTGTACAATTTGACTTTGGACAAGATCCAAAGAATAAAGTTACAGTACCAGGTGGTGGCGGTGGATATCCGAACCCATTTAATCCAGGATATAGACAGCAAGAAGATTAATATGATTATACGCGAAGGTAACAAATTTGATATCAACAATGTATTACAAATGGTAAAAACATTTGTTGAGACAAGTAACCTTAACGATAAGATTAAGGAAAATATTGATTATACCTACGTCAATCAATTATATCATCATTGTATATTAGGTGGCGGATTAGTATTATTAGCGATTGATGATGACAAGATTGTTGGCATGATTGCTGGTATAAAAAGCCCTAATATATGGATGTTAGAAGATATATCATTGCGTGAAATTATGTTTTATGTTGATCCATTTTATAGAAATGGTCGTACAGCATATAAGTTAATTAAAGAATATAACAACAAGGCACAAGAAATGTTAGATAAACAAATTATTAGTAGTTACACAATGACAAAAACAGAACATTTAGACCAAATTGATTACAGTCGTTTTGGTTATAACAAAGTTGAAGAAACTTGGGCAGTAGGAATGTAACATGGGTGTATTTACAGCGATAGCAGTAGCAGTCAAAGCAATCGTAGCGAAAGTTACATTTGCTGCCGTTGCCAAATTTGTTGGTACAATATTAGTCAGCCAATTGGTAGGTCGTGTACTTGCTAAACGTGCTGGACAAGGTGCTGGTGGCGGTGATGGTGGTGGTCGTGTGCAATTGCCACCAGCAACTAACAATAAAATACCTGTAGTATATGGTAATGCGTTTTTAGGTGGACCAATCATTGACGCATATCTAACACCAGATCAAAAGACAATGTATTATGTTGTAGCATTAGCAGAAGTTACAGACAATGGTACAATATCATATGGTGACATATATTATGATGGTAAATTAGTCACATTCGGTAGCGATGGGTTTGGTGGCACAACACAAGTTACACAATTAAAAACAAACAATGCTAGCCCAAGCAGCCCTAGCGTACAGATTGACACAAAGATTAATGGCTATCTAAACATTTATTTGTATAATAATGGTAGCACTGGTGGTACCAATACATCACAAAATGCCTATGATGTTATGCCAAGTTGGGCAGGTGATCCTAATTATGCTATGACTAATTGTGCGTTTGCTATTTTAAAAGTAAAATATAATACTGACGCAGGCACAACTAGTTTAGGCGCATTAACAGCACAAGTTATAAACACAGAAAGCGGGCAAAGTACAGGTGTTTATAGACCAGGTACAGCATTGCGTGACTATATGACAAATGATCGTTATGGATGCGCAATACCTTTAGCACAAGTAGATACAGTAAGTTTAACAACATTAAACACATATAGTGATCAATTAATTACATATGTACCAGTAGGTGGTGGTAGCGCAACACAAGCACGTTATCGCGTAAATGGTCCTTTAGATACAGGTGTAAACTGTTTAGACAATCTACAAATATTAGTAGATAGTTGCGATAGTTGGTTACAATATAGTGAATTGACTGGCAAATGGAAAGTAGTCATCAACAGAGCATATACTGGCACAATTAATGATTTGTTTTTAATTAACAGTAGCAATCTAGTTGGTGGCATTAACATTAACCCTATTGATCTTAACGAAACATATAATGAAGTAGAAGTTGCTTACCCAAATAAAAATATCAAAGATCAAACTGACTTCCAAGTACTTGATTTAGCAACTATTGCGCCAAGCGTGATGAGCCCAAATGAAGCCATCAATCGTCTTAACATAACTTTACAAGTAGTAAACGAAGCAGTACAAGCAAAGTATTTGGCTTTGCGTAGATTATTACAAAGTAGAGAAGATATCACAATAAGTTTACAAACTGACTTTAGTGGTATACAAGTAGAAGCAGGTGATGTTATCCGCGTAGACCATGAAACATATGGTTGGACAAATAAATTGTTCCGCGTACTTACTGTTGCTGAACAAACATATGATGACAATACAGTTGGCGCACAGATTGTAGCATTTGAATATAATGGTACGATTTATGATGACAATAGCATACAAAACTTTGTACCAAGTTTTAACACTGGTCTAAAAGATCCAAACGTTATTGATATTCCAATAGCACCAACAGTAGCAAATGGTACTAATGCCAATAGTGGTACAACATATTTTACTGTTACAGGTACTGTACCTGCTAATGGTGCTGTAACATATTTTGATTTTAACTATGGTAATAGCACTAACGTAGCAAATCATATATTATATCGTACAGCACAGAATGGTGTTGGTGAAGCGTTTGTAAACAGTAGTAACGTAGAAATTCCTATAAATGATTTACCAGCAGGTAATTATTATTTTAGCGTGACAGCACGTAATGACTTTGCTGGTCGTCAAAGTCCAGCAAGTACTGTGTTTAATTGGGCAGGCCCTCAAGTTACACAATATGATAGTAATAGTAACACAGGTGGTATTGGTGGCAATAACATACGCCCAGGAAGTATCACAGCAAATGTGTTTGCGCCAGGCACTGTGTTTATTGATGTTGTAAACACATTACCAAATACTTGTAATGCTAACACTATTGGTACGCAAGTATATCTTACAACTGATGGTAGATTGTATACTTGTAATGGTAACGCATTCGTTGCTGTAGCAAGTAATACCTTGATTGATGGTCAAATTATATCAACACAGATTGCTAACGTTGCTAATAGCGCAATTATTGGTCAAATTATAGAAGCACAAATTGCTAACGCTGCCATAACTAGCGACAAGATTGCGGCAAACGCTGTCATTGCTGACAAGATATTTGCTAATGCTATTACAGCAAATAAAATAGCAGCAGGCGCAGTAGAAAGCGACAAGATATTGGCAAACGCAGTTGTTGCTGGTAAAATAGCAGCACTCGCTGTTACAGCAGGCACAATAGCAGCAAACGCAATTGAAGCAAACAATATACAGGCAAACGCAATTACGTCAAGCAAAATTCTTGCTGGTGCTGTAACAGCAGGTAAAATTGACGTTACAAATTTACAAGCAATCAGTGCTAATTTAGGTACAGTAACTAGCGGTACATTACGCACAAGCAGTAGCAATACAGCAAACCGTGTAGAAATTAGCAGTGATGGTAATTTTCCCATATGGTATGGTAACAATACTAAAGATGCTGCCAATGCCAAATTTTATTTAGATACTAGTGGTAATGGTTATTTTGCTGGCACATTAGGAGCAGCAGGTGGTACCATTAGTATTGATACTGGTGCTATCAGTAACGCAGGCGTAGCAGGTATCTTAAAAGGTGCTCAATTCGTATTATGTAGAGATGGTGATAATGTTGTGTTTAATCCACCATACCCTGCTGGCACTGATGCTAGAGTCGCAGTCATATTTGTTGGTGGAGGTCTTACTTACAGTAACGATCCAAATTTAAATCCTCCATTATTCCAAAAATTTGAAGCATTTAATATTACTGCAAATGGGTTTACAGCAAGTTTAAAATTAAGCGAAGCATTCGCTACTGGTAATTTAACATCAACGAGTGATAGTTTTGGTGGTAATACAACAGTTACAAAAGTATTAGCAGATGAAGCATATGATGACACATATACAGCAACATATGATATAACAGGTGAAGCAAATCAATATTTTAGCGAATATTATGACTTCTTTGGTTGGATAACTTATTATATGGGTTGGACTGATGTATATCTACATGCTGATAATGGTGTTAGTAATAATGTTATTGCTGGTCCCATAACACAATATTTTTATAGCGGAGTACCAGGTAATGTAACAATTATTGATCAATCAATATTTGGCGTTGCCGATGGAATGGTAGCAAACACCACATTTACTTTGGTAGCAAATGGAGGATCAGGCGGTAACGTTGTTATTAGTGGTAATACATTAAGTTACACATATAGTAATGCTACAGCAAATGTAATTTCAGCAACACCTAATGGAGTACCTGCTGTAACAGCACTAGTGTATTTGCAATAATGAATAAATATTATATAGGAACATAAAATTATGAGTTTATTACTAAACGGCGCCAAAACAATGACCATCGCTGGCACAGAAATGCAAGTGCTAGAGATTTATACAGGCGAAGCGTATACTTTACCCATAAGTTTTACTGATAGTAATGGTAACCCTGCTAACGCACTTGTACCAAATGCTTGGAACATAAATGCGTCAGCAAATTTCTATACTGTTAACAATGTTGTATATACTAGCAATGTTGAAGTGGATTTAGGTAATCTTACACAATTACCTAGCCCACCAAGTGCTAATTATACAATACAAACAGCATGGACTAACGCAGCAGGTGGATTAGCATATTTGTATATTGGTGACAATATTACAAATAATCCTGCTAATGGAGTACCTAATGTATCATTAGCCAATAGCGCAGCAAACAGCGTATTGTGTTTAATTACATTAACTATAGCAAAACAAAGTGCAAGTAATAGTTCGCTTGCTGATATAAACCGCGAACCATTAGGATTCATTGTAAGGTACCAATAACATGTCAGAAATTTCAGCGAACATACAAGTTGTCAGTAGTGATATAACTGTTCAGACGAGTAACAGCGCAATTACGATTGAGCCAAAACCAATTCAGATGAACATTTTCACTAATGATAGCGCGCCAGGCGGCTTTCCAGGTGATTTACAATATAACGCAAATGGATTACTTGGTGGCATACCTACAGCAAATTATGTCGCAGGAAATTTACGTTTAGGCAACGCTGCCAATGTTAAATTAAATGGCGGTAGCAATGCTTACTTTTTACAAACAGATGGTACAGGTAATCTTACTTGGGCACAAGGTACTGCCAACGTAAGTGGTAATGGTACCGCTGCTGGTGCTAATACACAAATACAAATTAGTGATGGTACTGGTAATTTTGTTAGTGGTCCCGGCTTTACATTTAACGTAGCAACAAACTTATTCACTACGCCTGGCAATATATTTGCTACAGGCAATGCCAATATTACACAAAACGTTGTTATTGGTGGACAAGCAACTGTAACTGGTAATGTAAATGGTCCCAACTTTGTAGGCGTGTCGTTTATTAGCAATGCTAATAGC